GTTGTTCTTTTAATTTAACACTTCATGATTTAGCTGGTAACGGTTGGGTAGGTAGTAGATTAGAGGTTTATCAAGACGACACGACAGAACATGTATTATTATCTGGTTTTAGTCAAACTACATCTATAGTTTTAAATGCACCTGAACAAGTTAAGTTTAAATTTTTTATAAATCAACAAGCTAGTATGACAGCTTTGGAATGTGGTTTTACTTTGACAAATCCTTTTGGAGACACTGTTATAAGCGTACAACCTCCCTTTATACAGCCATTTTTTGTTTATACAGCTCAAACATATTGTGGTGATGAGTGTATTGAAAAGGTTTATGGTTGTTTAGATTCAACAGCTTGGAACTACGATAGCTTAGCAAACGTAAATGAAACATGTTATTATTATCCTGGTTGTACTTCGCCGGCGTATTTAGAATATCATGTTGATACTGCTAACAACTATATTTCTGATGTAATGGTACAAGACAGTTGTCAAACTTTAGCTATGTTTGGTTGTACTGATACAGCAGCTTTTAACTATGATAGTTTAGCTAATATCGATAACGGTGGTTGTATACCTGTTATATTAGGTTGTATGCAGCCTTTAGCTTTTAATTATAATGTCAACGCTAACGTTGATGATGGTAGCTGTATACCTTTTATTTATGGCTGCACTGACCCAACAATGTTTAACTATAACTCTAACGCAAACACAGATGACGGAAGTTGTATTCCATATATATACGGTTGTACAGACTCTACTGCACTCAATTACAATGTATTTGCGAATGCTGATAATAACAGCTGTGTTTATCCTATTGTTGGTTGTAATGATCCGACCGCTGTTAATTATAACTCGATGGTTAACACACCCGACAGCTCTTGCTATTACTCTGCTGGTTGTAACGTTGGTGATATATACTATATTCCTAATGATTGTTTTGAGTGGGTTATAGATATTGATGATTACTGCTGTGATGTAGAGTGGGATAATACTTGTATTGATCTTTATAACTATTGTCAAGATGGTTGGACTGGTCCTACTAATATTATAGAGTATAGAAGTGGTATAAAAATATTTCCAAACCCAGTTATTAACAATATTAACATAAATAAAAATGTTGATATAAACGTATTTAATTATCTCGGGGATATGATTATATCAAAACAAAATATAAATGTCTTAGATGTATCCTATTTGATTCCTGGGATATATCTAATACATATAATCGATAACGAAAAAACATATATTAATAGAATAATAAAACAGTGAAATGGGTAGGGCAACATATATGGAACTTAATTGCAAGGTTTCGTAGTGATGTTTACTTAGAAGACATTAATACAGGAACTATTGTTAGTGGTGGTAATTTAGGTTTAGATTCAAACAACAAAATAGTTAAATCAACTATAACTACATCGTCTGGAGATATTACAGGTGTAGACTTGACAGGAGGTGAAGGTATAAGTGTAGATGATGAGCTGAATACTACTAGCGGTAATTATTCTGCGACTATAAATATATCAGCGGCATCAGCAAGTTATTTGGGTGGAGTAAAAATATTTAGCCAGGCTGCAGCTACAGAAGACATACAAACAGCCTCAACAACTTCTAATAGAAATTATGTAATACAAAAAATTGGAAGTGGTGACAATCAACACAAATTAATAGTAAACGTACCTTGGATTAATACACAATTAACTAACAGTCAAGTTAGAACAGCAGTAGAAGAAGCTGATGATTCTAACGTTTTTACAAACGCTGATCATACTAAGTTAAATGGAATAGAAACTGGTGCTACAGCAGACCAAACAGCAAGTGAAATTAGAACTTTACTAGGAACTGGTAATGGTAATTTATTACCAGCAGCAGGAAGCGAAGGTCAGTTTTTAAAACACGATGGTACTTTTGGTACTCCAAACTATACGACAAACACTGATACACAGTTAAGCAATGAACAGGTTCAAGATATAGTTGGGGCTATGTTTACTGGTAATACAGAGACTAACATAACAGCTACATATCAAGACTCTGATGGTACTATAGATTTAGTCGCAGCGTCTAGTACTGTTACGGAAAGCTTTATTATAGCTTGCTCTGATGAAACTAGTAATTTAACTACTGGTACTAAAGTTACATTTAGAATGCCTTACGATTTTACTATAACATCTGTAAGGGCTAGTTTAACAACAGCCGCTTCTAGTAGTGAAGATGGGCAAACAACTGACATTGAAATAACAAAAGAAGGTTCAAGTATATTTAGTGGAGATGTTAAACTTAATATAGATACTGAAGAAACAACATCTGTAACAGCTGCTTCACCACCAAGTATTAACTCAGATGTTGCGGGTTGTAACGCTGACGATGAAATAAAAATTACAATTAATAATGTACTATCAACACCTGGCGCTGGTTTAAAAGTAGCTATAATAGGTAATCAATAATGGGTTTTATAATTAATCCATATTCATTTGTACCTTTAGGTCCTGTTGCTATAACAGATAATAAAGCCGCTTCAAAATCTATAACAACTGGTTCTTCTAATCTTATTAAAATATCTGACACTAATGGTAATTTTAACTTTACAGAGTTAACACCGTTTACAGTTTCTTTTTGGGTTAGAGCTGGTTGGTCGTCAAGCTTAAATACAAATATACATTTTTTTCACTCTAATCAAACTGGTAGTACTGGTACTAGAAATGAAATGTTTAGAATATATTATAACGAATCAAACAACAGGCTGTATGCGGAGTTTGGCCACAACAACAGTAATTATAGACAAAACTTTTGGTTGTTTCATTCACCTAGCGGAAACTATAATACAGCGAGAGTTGCAGCTGGTTTACATACTGGTTCGGGCACGGGTAATTCTTCTACTTATTGGTCAGCCAATAATAGAGGTAATGTTGGCGATGATAATTTTACAATGATAACGTTGGCATTAAGTGGTACAGACAGTGCGGCGTCTGCTCACATGACCGCTTATTGGAACGCTGCTTCTTTAGGCGTTGGTTTTTATGCAGGCGGTAGAAATGTAGGTAATCCAGCTATGGACGGTGATCAAGATAGACAAATAGCTATTGGTTCTAATGTTGCTAACGAAGGAAAAAGTGGTAATAGCGCCAATACTGTCTATAATGATTTAACTATATGGAACAAACAGCTTTCAGCTACAGAGGTTAGCGAGTTATATAACGGTGGTACAAGATTAGACGCAACAACACATAGCTGTGCTAGTAATTTAAAAGGTTATTATACCTTTGAAGCTAGTAATGGTAACGATAGTAGTGGTAATAACGCTCCAGCTTTTACTGTAAGTGGAGACTCATCAATAATAAGTATATGAATTATTATATAATAACATCAGAAGTTTTTGAATCTTTAAATAAAGAAAATATTTCTTATATGTTAAAGAGTGTTGATAATAGTAAAAACATAGTGATTACAAGCGATAATATAGATGGTGCTTTAAACACCTTTTCTAATACAACAGAGTTATCTAACTATACGTTTACTAATAGTAGCGATTGGGTTGGTGACGGCTCTGGTATAGAAGAGTGGGAGTTTGAAGATTTTATATATGATTATAATATAGATGTTTAATGGAAAGAGGTTTAACAAATATAAGTAGTGCTACTACAACTACATTGGTAGATTTTGATTCTGATATACAGGTTTCAAAAATTAATATTAGTAACAACAGCTCTTCTAATGCTGTTATTATTGGTTTGTTTAAGCATGATGGCACAACTTCTAACGATGCTTATTTAATCAAGCACGTTACTATACCTGTTGGTGCTTCTTTAGTTTTAGATGACAACGTAAATGTAGACACGTCTGTATTAAGTTTAAAAATAACAACAGAGGGCACAAGCCCAGATGTTAGTGTAATGATAGAATAATATGGCTTTTAAAATGAACAACCCGTTGAGACACATGGGTTACAAAGTTAAGATACAAAAAGGTAAAGTTATTAGTGAGGAAAAGAAACCTCATAATAAGTTTAAAACAGAAACAGAACATGAAGAATACCATGACTTGTTTCCTGCTAAACCTTTTACTGATGCCGAGGGAAGACCTATAGAGGGTGATAGTCCTCTTGATAAACGTAGAAGAAAAAGAAAACGAAAAAGAAAACCAGATGTTCGTAGAACTATAGGTCCTGGTAAAAACTTTAATAAAGCTAAGTCTACAGGTACTGGTGGTAAAGCTGGTGGTGGTATGACTGAAAAAGGTGTAAGAGAATATAGACGTAAAAACCCAGGTAGTAAATTAAAAACAGCAGTAACAACACCACCTTCTAGATTAAAGAAAGGTAGTAAAGCTGCTAAACGTAGAAAATCATTTTGTGCTAGATCAAAAGGTTGGAAGAGTAAAAGAGGTTTAGCTGCAAGACGTAGATGGAATTGTTAAAATAATATTATGGCATTTAAACTAAAAAATAGATCTGAACTTTACAAGGTACCTAGTGGTCCAGTCACAAAAGAATACGCTAAAAGCCTAGGTTTTCACATAGCTAAAGACATGACTTTACACACTGGTCAAGTTAGTGATTATGAACAAGAAAAAGCAGAAGATGCTAAAGGTTATGATAAAAAACCTTTTCAAAAGAAATCAAAAAAGATGGGTGATTTTAAACACTCAGATGCACCTGATGCTAAAGGTAAATTTAAAAGTTTATCGGCAAGTGGTTTAGCTAGTTGGTTGATTAAAACAAGAAAAGGTAATCTTAAAAGAATAATAGGTAGTTTAAACCAGCAAGTTGTTTTTAATAGAGGTAAGAACCCTAGTTATGCTAGAAAGATGAAAACAACAATGAATATAGTTAGAAAACGTTTAAAGAAAAAGAAATAACATGGCATTTAAAATGACAGGGCCAGATGGTCAACTAAGAGGAGCTAGAAAAAGAAAAAATACTTGGTATCCAGGTAAATATTTAATACAAGGTGTTAAAAAAATATTTGGTAGAAACAACAATTTAAGTAGAAGAGGTACTAGCATGAGTACTAAGGGCAGGTAATATGGCTTTTAAAATGAAATATAAAGGTTTGAAAAGCGTTGTTGATCAACTTCGTAAAGCTTCTAAAATACATAAGAAGCAAGCGGAAATAGTTAATGACCATATTGAGGATATGGAAGGACCTTTGAAAAAGAAAAGAAAAAAGAAAAGCAAAGTTAAAGGAGGAGGTACTAAAAAAGTTTGTTTACCCGCTGCTAAAGTTCGCAGCATGAGTAAAGCAGAACGAGCTAGAGTTGTGAGAGCTAAAAGGTCCGCGGCTAAAGGTGGTAAATATAAAAGATCAAGTAGATCATATGTTAAAGGTGCTCGTAAAAAAGGAGCTACATTACGTGATTGGTTTAGAAAAGAAAATTGGGTACAAGTAAGTAACCCTAGTAAAAAATGTGGAGAAAAATAATTAACTATGGCATTTAAACAAGCAGAACCTGTATTTAAAAAAATATCTGCAGCTTGCAAAGCTGCGGCAAAACGTAAATTTAAAGTTTGGCCTAGTGCTTATGCTTCTGGCTGGGGCGTAAGATGTACTAGAGCTGGTGGTCCAAGCAAATTTGGTGGAGGTAAAAAGAAAAAGTAAATGGAAAGAATAAGTAAACATGTAAGTTGGAA